AGGGAGAGGGGGGACGCCCGGGGAGAAGGGCAGGCCGGCGGAGGGGGATAAAATCAGGAGGCCGCAGGAGGATAAGGGCAGGCCGGCGGAGGGGGATAAAATCAGGAGGCCGCAGGAGGATAAGGGGGGGGCGGACGTACCCGTCCGCGTTTCTGTAGAAACGGCTGGTTTCGATACGGCGGACGTCGGACGTAACCGTCCGCAAAACCGTCCGCCTACCCTTCGACAAGCTCAGGCCACCGCTCAACCAGCGAGGGCAGAAGATGATTTTACGAGCATCCCGGGGGTGGGGAGGGCGACGGTGAGGATGCTGGCCGCGCGGGGGATTGAGACGTTTGAGGATTTGAGGCGGGCGGATTTGGGCAAGTTGGGGTTGAGCGCGGCGGCGGAGGGGGCGATTGAGGCGTGGAGGCAGGCGGAATGATTGCACCTGTTTCCGCCAATATCGCTTTGCCCGGAGGGGTACGCGTGCGCGGGCGTGGGGGTGTGGGGCAGGGGGGGGGAGGGGCGGCTGCTACATATATTACAAAGGTTCTCGGTATTCAATCTGCCGATTTAATAGCTTACTGGCCGATGGACGAGACCAGCGGCACGAATATTATTGATGCCAGTGGAAATTTGCCGGCTGGGGTATATACTAATGTCACCGTAAATGACGCGCTTGGCCCTGATAATGTCAACAACGCGCCTTTATTCAATGGCGCCAGCAGTCAAGCTAGTGTGTTCTCATCCGAGCTTGCTACGGCGTTCAATGGATTAGCATTTTCCTTGTCATGGTGGCAAAAAGTTGCGAGTTCTGGCGTTTGGACTGACGGGATAAGCAGGTATTTTGTCGCATTTGGGGATGGCACAGTAAATGGATCAGTAAACGGATTCAAACGCACAGCCAATAATTCCTTAGATTTACAGCATTATGCAAACGGAGAATTAGACGAGATTATCCCGATAAGCCAAAGCGAGACCGGGTGGGTACACTGGTGCCTGACCTCAAGCGATGGCAACGACCGGCTCATACTCTACAAAAATGGTACGTTGTTCTCACAAGTGACATTAATAGGAACATGGAATTCCACGCTTACCTATTTCCGGTTCGGCTCTAACAACACGCCCGCTCTTTTTTGGAGTGGTTGGCTTGCTCACGCCGCTTTATGGTCGGCCGAATTGGCAATTGATGATATACAGGAGTTGGCAGACCCAAACCCTTAGGTGCCGCTGGGCTAACAGCCACGTATTATGTCTCGCCAGCGGGTACGAGCCTGGCATCAGGCACAATTGATGACCCGTGGGACCTGGAAACTGGATTGCAAGCAGGACAGACTCAGATTGGCTCTTTGATTTATTTGAGAGCCGGAACATACACAGGTGATTTCATGGCAACTTCAGTAGGAAAAAAAGGAAATCTCATTACCATCAAGCCCTATCAGAATGAGCAAGTTATTATTAATGGGGGCCTATCAGGAGGAAGCTATCTCCATTTTGAGGATTTGATTATTACTGATAACGCCTTCACGGATCGGAGTGCAGCAAACTCAAATGATGGAATTCAAGTCAACGAGGGCAACGAGTATTATTATTGCACTGTCAAAAACCATAATCAAGGCTTTTCTGCTGGAAGTGGAAAGAATAATTACAAAATTCATGGGTGTAATGTCCTTTACAACGGGTGGGATTCACAGTTGGGACACGGGTTGTATTGCCAGCACGATAATAATAATGGGATTGCGCTGTTCACCGGGATTATTGCACATCACAATCTTGGTTTTGGCTTCCATCTGTGGAGTGCCAGCCTTGTCCATCGCAGCATGACATTACAAAGAAACATTAGTTTTCTCAACGGAGACATTCGAGGAGCAACAAAACGAGACATTTTAGTCGGAACGCAGCAAGGAATTGAAAATATTGTTCTGGAAAATAATCGAACTTATTCAACCGGCGAGTCAGTCATGTTGGGTTGGGGCACGGGAAATAGTTGGGCAAACGTGCAGGCGCGAAGCAATGTGTTTGCGGGCATAACGGCATTGCGGCTGAACGAAGCTGTTTTAGCCGAAACCACTGTGACTGATAATGCCTTGTATGGCGGATTAGAGCCTGCAACCATTGCCGACGATTACCCGTCTAACACATTTGACACTCTCGCCAATCTCCCTGACAGTTATTATCTGGACGCACTCGAAGACCCTAATCGTGCCAACTTGACCATTTACAATCCCTCGCAGGCTAATACTGTCGTAGTGGATGTGTCCCCGCTCGATTGGAATTCTGGTACAGTCAACGCGAAAAACAGCATGGATGAATTGGTAGATATTCAAACGCTTGAAATCACGAATGGCACAATCACAGTGAACATGCAGGCCATAAATCGGACGGTTGAAACGCCGGTAGGCTGGACTGCTCCGGCGACAACGTTCCCAAGATTTGGGTGCATGAGATTAGAAAAGGTTACTTGAAAGGAGCAAACATGTCAGAACAAACGCCCGCCGCAAACTTGGCGAACTGGAGTTTTTAGATTGGAGAAAATAACATGATTTTGAAACCGAATTCTGTTTGGATCGGGCAGTTCACCGTCGTTGACGATACCGGCGCACTGGTGGACGCCGACAGCCTGCCAACCGGGACGCTCGTCCTGGACGGCGTGAATGACGGCGCAACCGTCACAATTGCGAATGTTTCGACCGGGGTCTACACCTGGTCGGTGACGGTCCCCGGTGGGGCGACCGCCGGGCAATTGGCGCAAATTCGGATCGCCGCAACCATTGCCACCATTGCGACGGGGGGGGGCGTCGCGGAGGGGCAGGTTGATACGGTGTACGGCAGCGATCTGTCGGCGGATTTGGCGACGGTGGACGGGATCGTGGATGCGATCCTGGTGGATACCGATACGACCATTCCCGGATTGATTGCGGCGCTGAATGATTTGAGCGCGGCGCAGGTCAACGCCGAGGTGGTGGACGTGCTGAATGTGGATACGTTCAGCCAGCCGGGGCAGGAAGCTCCGGCGGCGACGACGACGCTGGCCGCGATGCTCCGGTATTTGTACAAAGCCTGGCGCAATAAAAAGGTCGAAACGTCATCGCTGCAGCGGTTATATAATGACGCCGGCGCCGTGATCGATCAGGAGCGCACGATCAGCAGCGACGGCGCGACGCTGACCGTCGGAAAAATCGGAACGGGCACATAAAATGACCGTCAATACCGCCAACAAACGACGCAGTGTTTTTGGTTTGGACGGGCCGCCATTCGTAGTTTATCCTCTGCCAGGCACGGATTTGTCCAGCATGGCCAGTTTGCGTCACCTGGCCGGTCTGTACCGGTTTGGCGAGGATGAAGAGGCGGGTCTGTTCGCGACGATTGCGGACATCGAGGCATTTTTGCAGATTGAGATTACAGAGGCGGATGAGATTGCCTCGGCGGTGCGGGCGTTGGGGGAGGCGACGGCGGCGATTCGAAATTACTGCCGGCAGTATCTCTCGCTGGTCGAGGGGGAGGTGATTGTGCTGGATGCGCCGCGCGGGAGGCGTTTGTTTTTGCCGGAGCTGCCGGTGGTGGAGTTGAGCCAGGTGGTGGAGGAGGGGGTGACTCTGGTGGCCAATACGGATTACCGGCTGGATGGGTCCGGGATGCTCCACCGGCTGAAGGGGAATGTGTGGAAATTGGATGGGGATATGGAGGGGCTGCAAAATATCGAGATCACGTACAGCCACGGGTATGATCCGATTCCTGACGATATCGTGGTTGTCTGCACGCGGGCGGCGAGCCGGGCGTACCAGGCCGGGCTGCGGGCGACGGACAGTGAGGGGGTGGCGGGGGTGGCGTCGAAAAGCCTGGGCGATTACAGCGTTGCGTTTCAGCAGGAGGGGGTGCAGGAGGGGACGATGGGGGCGAGCGCGGCGCGGATGCTGTTGATGAGTGAGAAGGATTTGTTGGATAAGTTCAGGATTTAGATTTGTCGGTTTTTTAAACACGAAGGACACAAAGGAGCACGAAGTTTTTCATGAGTGTTTTTGAGAGTTTGTTGAACCAGAATTTTTTTGTTTTCCGGCGGGAGCGGGCAGCGGACGGGCAGGGGGGGTGGCCGTTCGATTTTGTGCAGCAGCCGGGGACGGTGCGCGGGCGGATCCGGCCGGCGTCGAGCGCGGAGCGGGAACGGGCGGGCCAGGAGCGGCGGGATATTACGCACGTGTTTTACGCGGTCTCCGGCGCGGATGTGGAGCGAGGCGACCGGCTGGTCGTCAATGGCCTCGTGGTCGAGGTATCAGGTGTGCGTGAGCCTTCGAAGGCGGGGCATCATCTGGAGGTGGATTGTGTGGAGAGCCAGTTGGAGCGGGGGGAGGAGGAGGGTAGTTAGATGAGTTTGAAATGGACGCCGGGGAACGTGAGAAAACAGGTGCTGCAGGAGGTGGCTGCGAACGCGGCGATTGTTGGGGAGTTCGTGGAGGGGGAGGCGCGGCGGCGGCTGCTGGCGATTTCGGATCCGGACTGGGGGGCGGGGTACCGGGGGATGATCGCTAAATTTTTGCTGACGAATGAGGTGGAACAGGTTTCGAACGGGGTAGAAATCCGGGTGGGGACGAAGGTTAGCGGGGTGAGTAAATCCGGGACGGGTGGGCGGCATCACGGGTTTTTTATCGAGTTTGGGAGCAGCACGGCGGCGGCGCATCCGTGGCTGCGGCCGGCGGTGTTCGGGAATGGGAAGAAAATTGTGAGTCTGTTGAGTGGGAGATAGGATGGTACGCAGATTCAAGGATTTCGCAGATTTTTTATTTGTGGTATGTTGGAGCATTGATGTTGACACAGGCGATTTATGACCGGTTGGCGGGGGATGGGGAGTTGGGGGGGATGCTGGCGGATTACAACGGATCGCCGGCTATTTTTACGACGGAACCGGCGCCGGGGGATGCGGTGCTGCCGTATATCGTGACGGCGGGGGAGGTGGCCCAGGCGCCGTTCGACACGAAGACGAGCCTGGGGCGGAATGTGCTGCGGGATGTGCGCTGTTATGCGCCAGGGGAGGGGAGCGCGGTTTTGGTGGAGGCGATTGCGGAGCGGGTGCGGTTTTTGCTGCACCGGCAGCCGTTGAGCATCGCAGGGTTCGATTGGGTGATTTCGGATGTGGCCGGTCCGATTGCGGCAGACGAGGGCGGGGGCGGCTCTCCTGACGTGTACGGCCGGATTTTGACGCTGAGCCTGATGGCTCAGGAAATTTGATGTAAGTTTTTGGTTTCGATACGCCGCCAAAATCGGGCGGCTACTCAACCAGCAGAGAAAAGGAGTTGAAATGGCAATGAATGGAACCGATCTGTTGATACTGGCGAATACGGGGACGCCATCGGTACCGGTGTACTCGGTGGTTGGCTGCCAGCGCGGCGCGACGATTGACGAGAACAATGCAGAGATTGATGTGTCGTGTAAAACGTCGCGGAATAAACGCATCCTGGCCGGACGGTATTCGTCCACGATCTCGCTGGACGGGTTGTATATTCCGAATGATGCGGCATTCCTGGCGCTGAAAACCGCGCTGCGGGATGGCGATCTGATCCTGATTGCGCGGGAGGAGTTTGGCGTGGTCGTGGAAACGGCGAACTGCCTGGTGACGGCGCTGCCGCAATCGTTCCCGGATCAGGCCGAGGCGACGATTACGGCGTCGTTCACGGTGGATGATGGATGGACGGAGGTTGGATCGTAGGATTTTTAACGCAAAGACGCAAAGTTTTTAATCAAGGAGGCTTTATGGCGGCACGATTTGAGGGTTTGCTTGAGTTGGATACTGGTAAGGAGGTGCGGGTGCTGTTCACAAACCGCGCCCTGGCCGAGGCTGAGCAGCAGATGGGGAAGGGGGTGATCGGGGTGGCGCAGGGGTTTGCGAGTGGGCAGACGGGGCTGTTCGAACTGGCGCATTTGCTGCGGGCCGGGATGGAGTTTGCCAGGCGGGACGCGCGGGTGGGCGGGCGGCCGGTGTCGTTGAATGACGCGTATGAGGTATTGGACACGGCCGGGTTTACGCGGGTGGCGCAGATGGTGATGGAGACGCTGGCGGCCTGTTTGAGCTATGATCCGGGGAATGCGCTGCCGGATGGATCGGCCGGGAATGGTGCGGACCCAAACTAGATGTCTCGCCGCCGGGTTTCGATACGCCGCCAAAATCGGGCGGCTACTCAACCGGCGACGGCGACGGCGACGGATGGTTTCGCGCGGAGAGGCTGCTGGAGAATGCGCTGCGGTGCGGGATTGGGGTGGAGGAGTTTTGGGGGATGACGCCGGTGGAGACGTATATGGCGATTGAGGCGGCGATCTGGCGCGATGAACGGAGGCAGAAACAGGATACGGCGCTGGCCTGGCGGATGGCGGCGTTGATGCGGTCGAAACATTTGCCGTCGTTGAAAAATCTATTGTCTACGGCCAGCGCGGCGCGGCCGCTGAGCGGGGATGAGTTGGAGCGGCGGAGGGGGGAGTTTCGGGAGATGTCGGCTGCGGTGGATCTGGAGCGATTGGGACCGGCGTTGGAGAAGCTGGCAGGAACGAAACGCGGTTGATTTAACACGGAGCACACGGAGTACACGGAGATGAGTCAGTGAGTCAGTTAGGTGAGGCGTTTGTCCCGATTCGGGCGACGCTGGATAAATTAGACGGCGACCTGGCCGGGGCGCGGGCGAAAATTGGCGCGGTGGTGAACAAATTGGGCAGTATTGGCGCGGCGGTGGGCAAGGTCGCTCTGGCCGGGCTGGTGGCAGCAGGGCTGGCCGTTGGGGGGGTACTGGCGAAAGCGATTCCACTGGCGTCGAATCTAAATGAGACGTTGAATAAAACTAACGTCATTTTTGGGGATGCGAGCCAGGCGGTCATTGATTTTAGCCAGGACGCGGCGACGGCGCTGGGGCAGAGCCAGCAGCAGGCGCTGGATGCGGCAAGTACATTTGGGGTGTTTGGGAAATCGGCCGGGCTGACGGGGGAGGAGTTGAGCGGATTCTCGATCAACATGACGACGCTGGCGAGCGACCTGGCCAGTTTCAACAATTCGACGCCGGAGGAGGCAATCCTGGCGATTGGTGCGGCGCTCAGGGGAGAGAGCGAGCCGATCCGCCGGTTCGGGGTGCTGCTGGATGATGCGACGCTCCGGTCGAAGGCCCTGGAATTGGGATTGATCTCGACGACGAAAGATGCGCTGACGCCCCAGCAAAAAGTGTTGGCAGCATATAACGTGATTCTGGATCAGACGGCGGACGCGCAGGGGGATTTTGCCAGGACGAGTACCGGATTGGCGAACGCGCAACGGATTGCGCAGGCGGGCGTGCAGGATTTGCTGGCGAGCATCGGCCAGGGGCTTCTGCCGGTGGTCGAGACATTTTTGAATGATGTCGTGATTCCATTGCTGCCGCGGCTCCAGGAGTGGGCAGCGGTATTCAGCGAGAATATCGCGCCGGCAGCGCAGGAATTGGGGAACGTGCTGATGGGGTTGTTTTCGGGGAATCTGGAGGACCCGATTGGGGGGTTGGCGAATATCGTTTTTTACCTGGCGCAGGCGTTCGGATTGGGGCAGGAAAAGGCGGCGGAGATTTTCGATTCGATCATTGCGCTGCGGGAACCGTTCGAACAAATCTGGGCGACGGTGAGCGGGTTTGTTACGGAGACGGTGATCCCATTTATTCAGGATCACGCGCCGGGGATTCAGGCGGCGTTTATCGCTATCGGGGCGGTGCTCGCGGCGGCGGGGATTGCGAGCGCGTTGATCGCGATTGTGAATCCGGTGACGTTGATCATCGTGGCCGTCGGTCTGCTGGCGGCGGCGTGGACGGAGGATTGGGGGGGGATACGGACGACGCTGACGGCCTGGTGGGATGAGACGGGAGAGCCGATTTTCAACCAACTGCAAACCTGGCTGGCGGTGAACGTGCCAGCAGCGATCGAGACGCTGAAATCATTTTGGGTTAATACGCTGCAGCCGGCGATGCAGGCGGTGTGGACGTGGATCTCGGGCACGTTATTCCCGCTATTTGTGGAACTGGCAGACTGGCTGGGGCCGGTGCTGACGGCGGCCATCCAGGGTCTGAGTGATTTTTGGACGGGGACGCTCAAACCGGCATTGGAGGCGGTATGGGGGTTCGTTCAGGATGATTTGATTCCGCTGTTCGAGGCGCTGCGGGAATTGTTCGACGTGGCATTGACGCTGGCATTGACGGCGCTCGCGGGATTGTGGCAAAACGTGCTGCAGCCGGCGTTGGAGGCGGTGTGGAGTTTTATCAGAGACAATCTGTTCCCGATTTTCGAGGAGATTGGGGGCTGGCTGGGGGAGACGTTCGGGCCGATCATCGACAATTTGATTTCGGGAAAATTGGGGCCACTGCAAAACGCGTTTGTGGCAGTGCGGGATGCGATTAAATGGGTGATTGATAAGGTCGACGCGTTGATTAAAAAATTGCAGGATTTTAAATTGCCGCCAATCTTAACCCCAGGCTCTCCCACCCCATTCGAGTTGGGCTTGCGCGGCATTGCCGATGCCTTCGACGATTTGACAACCAGAAAAATACCGGCTTTTAACGACGCCTTTGGCAAAGGAATATTCGGCGAGACCCCTGGGAATAAACCAGTTGACGCGGCAGGACTTGATTTAGGCTCATTGATGGCTGGTTATGCCCCGCCTGTTTCTGCCGGATTAGGGATGCCGGTCGGTGCGGGCGGGCCAATGACCACCGGTGAGATTGGCCTGGGGTCGCCGGTCGGTGCGGGCGGGCCAATGACCACCGGTGAGATTGGCCTGGGGTCGCCGGTTGGAGCAGGCGGGCCAATGACCACCGGCGGGGTGACGGAGGTGCACGTGTACATTGACGGGCGGGAAATGAAGGAGGGGGTGATCACGGAGATCGTGGAGCGCGGGCGGCTGGGACTATTGAGTCGGAGGAAAAAATGAGCGATGTGTTGATTGCGCGCTTCGAATATGGCGCACAAACGTTCTATGTGGAGAGTGATGTGCTCAGCATCCGGGATGATTTTGTGCCGCCGACGACGGCGGGACGGCGGGTGTTGGGGCAGGGGCAATATCAGGCCCGGGTGGAGGATGAAATATTCGAGCCGCGGGCATTCGAATTCACGGTCAACGTGCGGCAGGCGTCATCGCAGGCCGCGCGGCGGGTACTAGAAAATCTGCAAAGTTTTCTAAACCGGGCCGGGGATCCAAAAAAGCCATTATATTTTGCGTATCGGGAATGGGGCGGCGCGTTCCCGTTCGAACCGAGCTGGGGGCAATTTGGGGCATTCGAACGGTTGCGCGTGCTCCAGGGGGGCGTGGAGTTCGGCGAGTTGGACCGGATGGTCTACACGGGCAACCTGGTGGCCTGCCCGGTGCAACTGACGATTGACCCGTTTTTCTATGGATTGGAACAGGAACTGGCGACGGCGGAGGGGGGGCTGTTCGAGGAGTGGGCGGGGCGTGGGCCGGGCAGCGTGGGAGTACGGGTTGGAAAGGACACAGGGACAAACGAGAATTGGTTCACGAACCCGATTTTCGGACATGCGACCTGGAATACGGGCTGGACGGCGAACACGAATGTTATCGCGGAACAGAATACGGACGAGGCGGGTCGGCTGTTTGGGTTCAATAGCGCGTTTTTGACCTGTAAGGGGTCGGTCTTAAATGATTTTTCGATGGGGATCAACGTGGGGGCGACGACCGCGCATATCATCAGCTGCTATGCCAGGCGGGTAGACGGGGGCGTCATTGACAGCACGATCATGAGTTTGTATTACGCCTCGCCGGTCACTACCCGTTATCTGGCGCTGAGAGATGGCTGGTACTTTTTGTATGCGCCCATCACGGGCGCTGCTAGTAGCCGGGCCAGCGGCGTCTCGCTGGCAAATGGGGTAATGGTGTACGTGGATGGTTTCCAATTGGAGACCAATACCTGGCCCAACCCGCTCAAATATGGCGATCTGCCCGGGTTCAACTGGAGCGGGACGGCGCATAACAGCACGACTATCGGTGTTGG